ACGTAAGCCATATTGAATTTTCCTTTCTATGATATTTCATCTTCATCTTCAGAGATCATTTCATCTAAGATGATCGGAACTCCTGAGATTGCGTTAATGTGTTCACCAAATACTCCAACCATAGGCGTGTAGTACGCATTTGTCTTAGCATTAGCTCTCATATCGATACAAGCTTTTAAGTTTCTTGAAGCGTAAGCTTTAAGCTTGTTTCTTAAATGAGCTGGGAATTGATTTATCATCAAGATAAGATTATCTTCATCAAATATTGTAGAAGAAGGAGAAGCAACATTAATATTTGCAATTCTTCCTCTAGCTCTATCGTCTTTGATTACAAGACCTCCAGAAATTCTTGTTTCGTGAGTTACGTACTCAATGAAACCACCTTCTTCAAGAACTGTTGTTCCGTCAGTGTCATAAACTGTATCTGTCCAAGAAGGAACGATACCTTTATCTTTCATTGTAATACCAGCATTTGTTCCTCTGCCATAAGCAACTGAACAACCTCTAGCAACATCCCAAGCAAGAACGTACATAGATGTTAAATCGCCTGTACTATCTCCATTATCAATAACAAATTCGCCATCAACAGTAGATGTATACGCAGCGATACCTTTCATTTCTTTACCGATACCTGTTCCATAAAGCATTTGAGTATCAAAATCTTGAGCTATTCCACTAACGTCTGCTTGAATTTCGTTATTCAAGTATTCTTGTGGATTTGGTGATTTAGCTAAAATGTCCGCATCAATTCTTGTAACGATTGCACGTTCTTCGATTTGAGTAGTTTCCATTCTAACGCCACCTTTTGTAGCTTTTCTTCTCTTGTTACCAACAACGATTGTTGACTCTGGCAGATATTCTCTAACAGTGAAGTCATGATATGTTACGTTACTAGCTTCTTGTACTGGAGCATCTCTCCAGAATGCAGTTTCTCTGTCTAATATTTCGCCGACATCTTGATAGTTACCGTCTCTACCGACACCAGAAAGTACATCTTTAATGTTACCAGCTTGTTCTGTAATTTTTACTGTAGCCATTATTATTTCCTTTCTTTAAGTGCATCCATAGTCTTGTCGAAATTCATCATATTTTTACCATATGCGTCTTTCTTAGGACCTGTAGGCACATTCTTTTTATTGTTTATATGAACCTCAGCATCACTTCTCTCTTTAACGATTTTTAATAAACCCTTAGCAATCGCCGGATCTTTCACATCCAACGCTTCCTTCAAGCCTAACTCGTTAGCAAGTTCTTCAACGCCTTTTACGTTAGCTTCATACTCTTTACCAAAATCAGCGTCACTTTTTAATGTCGCTTCATTTTCTTTAGATTTAGTTTCAGCCGTTGCAACAGCATCCGCTTCATTCTTCACAGCCTGTTCTGCACCAATATCTTTAAGCATAGTGATTAACTTATCGTGGTTCTCTTGCGAGCCCACAATATCACTAAACTCAGACTGCTGTTCATCGTTAAGGATTGTATCCTCAGGATAAACGATATCGGTAGCTGGTTTGTCTGGATCGACTTCATCTTTGTCGTCCCCAGCTTCCTCCTTGTCGGCAGGGTCAGTTATTTCTTCTTCCTTAGCTTCTGGTTTTAACTCATCAGGTAATTCTACCTCAAGTTTTTTCTCTTCCACTACAGGTGTTTCTGTTTCTACTACTTCTTCAGTATTTTCAATTTCATCACTCATTTAAGTTTATCTCCTTTTTCATTTCTTGATATAGAGCTGCATGTCCTGTCATTAGCTCTTGTTTAACGAGTAAAGCAACCCTTGTCAATTCTGGGTAAGGCTTTTCTCTTGTATCTATAATCTCTGTAATGTCTTCTCCTAAAAATTCAAGACAAAAATCATAAAATTCTTTTCTACTGTGGGGATTTGCTAATAAATGTTTCATTATCTTTCTCCCATCATTTGCGCTAACATATTTTCACCAGTTGTATTTGCCTGACTAAAGTCCTTGGCAGCTGCACCGGCACTTTCAAATGCTTCAGCTTGTTCTTTTTGAGCTATCATTTGTTGCTGTTTAGCTCTTTGTGCTCTTATTCCATCAACTGTTTCTTGGCTGTTAACTGTATCAACAGGAACGTCCATTTTCTCTGCTATATGTTTCATTATTTCATCGCCATTTACCCAATCAAGAGAACCAGGTTTGACCGCTTCTACTCCTGCGGACAGCTGTATGTATCTTTCTAACATACTCAAATCAGCTAGAGCTATTGATTGGAATGTGGTTCCGTGATAATCAATGTCAATAGTTTTACCTTGTAATGACTCTGGCGCATCTGGCAATTCTCCTCTTTCTCCAAGAGCTATATATGTAGTTGTTATGATTGGCTCAAGAAAATCCTTCTGCCATCTTGTAACAATTCCACCAAGCATCTGAAGCTTCTCACTATTTCTCGCAGCAGCTTCTGTTGCACTCATAGTCTTATCAGCACCTAACATAGCAAAGAACACATCATTATAGAAGTATGTGTATAGCCTTTGTTCTATTTCCTTAATATTTTCTCTAGCTTCTCTTGTATCATAATTGATTTGGAACGCAGCTGTGACTGCATCCTTGCCATCAACAAAGATAGGTTTACCAGCACTTAAATCCGTTTTCTGTTTTCTCATAGAAGTAGGCAATTTAACATTTGGTAATATTTTCTTGCTTGAAGCTTTAGCTAAATCTCTCTCATATTTTTGAAGCATTTTTATATCGCCAAGAGCTGTAATACCAACGCCGACTCCATAAGGGTCTGATCCAAACTTATCCCATCTAGCCACAAAGTAAGGGAAGTAAGACATACCTTTCATTTCAAGCAAACCATCATGACAGCCTTCAATAAAGTAAGCCGATACAAATGGTTTGTTGTATTTATTCTCCCAAGCCTCTAAATAGTTATTGTTAGGTTCAACTGAATGCCAAATAGTTACATCTTGGTCGTACTTACCTTGCATAATCGCAATCTTGTATTTGTTAGGAACGTTATCTAGCCCGAACATTTGTTCTAATTGTCTTAGGTCTAATGTGAAATGTCTATACAAAACATCAACTTCTCCATCTACATTGTCCTCAATATAAAACTCTCCGATAGTAAGTGGTCTAAACCTCATAGGTTTTCCGCTTCTTTTCTTAACCATATATGAAGCACCGACACCATATGTTTGAGCTTCAAGATAAACGTTATTTAATGTAGGATGAAGATTTGCATCTTCAAATGTATCGTACTCAACGTTTTCCACTTCTTGGAAATATCTCTTTTCTTCTCTAGTAGGCTTTTTATTTCTTTGGTTCATCTTGAACCACCTAACAGCAGGAGATGTAAAGTTTGACCCAAGCATAGTAGCTAAAGTTATGTTATATTTATAAGGCATCGTATTTATGATGTCTTTAAAGTATTGGTTTTTCAATCTTTTAGGATCATCTTCTTCAAAGTTGCCGGTATTTGGCGCAAGCCATCTTCTAAGCTCTTTATATCTCTTTTTCTTGACATCAAAAACAGCCCTAAGTTGCCCTAGTCGACCAACATAATACTGTATGTTTTTGTCTTTATCCACCAATTACCTCACTTACACCGATGTTTTCTCTACCAGTTTTCACTTCTGCCCCAGTAGTCGTAGCTGAACCCAATGCTTTAAGAGCATTTGACGCATCTATTCCTTGAGCTTGCCCAGTAGCGATACTTTCTTGTTTTGTCAATCTTGATTCTTTATCAGCAACTATTTTCTCTTGGGCCGCTTTAGCTTCCCCAGCTGCTTTTGATTTAGCTGCTTTTCTTTCTTGATGCGATTGTGAAGCGCTTGATGCTGCTCCAGCCGCTATTGCCCCTACTATTAAAGCTGTTTCAATTCCCACTATAGTTCCTTTCTTACAGATGCAACATCTTTATAACCACACCTGTCTAACATTTTATATATCTGTTCATCATTATAACTTATTTCGCATCCAAATGAAATTGATTTACAGCCATTTTCCTTGGCTGTAGTCTCGACAATACTTAATAAGTTTTTAAATTCTTTGTAATTTCTAAATTCAGGCTTTAAATAGAATGATACAATCATCCCAACCTTCTTGTTTACCATGTTATTACTGCACAATAGTAAACAATATCCTTTATCCATAACCTCTATCTGGCTGCACAATGGAGCTATTGTTTTTACATAATCGTAGTTGATGTCTAGGTCTAGGTCTTCTTTAACTATCTCTGTCCACTTTTCCACTTTATCCATGTATAGCTCCTTCCTGCCTCTAGCTTAAATGTTTTTTATTGAATTGTCAACCCCCACGAAGTAATTAATTGAAATTTCGTATTTTTTATCCTTCAAATCGTCCATAGTTATTGTCTCAACAGGTAACTTATTAGGTTTGGTAATAGTCATGTTTACACCTTCAGCGTTCAAATAGAAATGTTTTACTTTATTGTTTATGCCGATACATTCTAGCTCATAATCGCCAACCTTTAAAGTCTCCTTTAATTCTTCTGGCTGCTCAGTATATACATTTATGCGAGCATCTCCGTTTACATAAGAGCTGTAATATCCAACTCTTCCTTTAATTAATTTCTCTTTACTCTCTAACGTATAAGTTAGTTTACTCAAATGGGTCTGTATCATCTACTACTACTCCTTGTTCCTGGTTAAAATCTTCAAACGATGGCGCTTTTTCTGCAAACCTAAGCATCATCAACAAATATCTAAGAGCATCTAATCTATCATTATCCTTATCAGCGCCCTTTACTTTTATCGGTTTCCCGTCTTCACCATATCTATATATGGCAATCTCATCAAACAGCCCATCAAGCCAAGGGGCTATCTTTAGCCTTCCTGTTGACATTCTGTCTCTTATCATCTCTAATCCCGGTTCCACGTGAAACCCAGAAGCTGGAGGAGCATGTGTTGCGTGTAGCCTTAGCATATTTATGCTTTCTTGCCTGTACAACTCACTAATCGTGAAGCCAACTCCTGAAAAATCTATTTCATTGACTGTATGACTTGATCCTGAGTTACATCCACCATCGTGTGGGTATGCTATCGGACACCATCCTTTATATTTTCTCATCTGGGAAGCAATAAATTCTCTCGATTTATGTTGAGTTGTTATCTCGTGTGTTATATATACCACATCTCTGGCCTTATCATAGCAGCCATACAGAACAGAGTTTTGGTGACTACCTTTACCAAAGTCAATCCCACCAATCCAAGCCATTCTACGCCCGCCTTCTACTGGAGCGCCTTCTAGTTCCGGTCTTGAATATGGATATATCTGTCCAGAACCCATGCTTGGGATACCTTCTAGCCTTGCTTTTCGTACATGAGCTGGAGAATTTTTATATCTTTTCTCAGCCATTCTTATCTTCTCAGGTGTCATATGAGGCACTTCATAGATACTCATAGTAAATAGAGCTTTATCTGGATCATCTTGGTTCCAGAATTCCTGAACAAGTGCTGTCATACCGAGTAATGGAGTAAACGCCATAATCATTCTACCACCTGTGGCAGACAGACGAGCTTTTAATTCCTCAACAATATCAGAAGGAGGTTCTTCATCAAGATAAATAAAGTCAACTGGCTCTGATTGTAAAACAGTTTTACCCTGGGAATAAGATTTAAATTTAAGCGTTACTTCAAATGGAGGTATATCTTGTTCAGGGAAGCCACAATGCTTTACTACAGCATAGTTCACAAATCCAGGAACGCCACTTAATGTCTTGAATTTTCTTACATTCAACCTTTCAACAGGTATATTACCGTCCTTAAAGAAGTTTTCCTTACTGCCAATCATTCTTTTCTGTAGCAGATCACGAACGATATCGTATGATGTACCAAGTATCCATATATTCATCTCATAAATACCCGTTTGGGCATTGTACCTAGGCATTACCTTCACGCCTTTGTACCAATCAGGATAAACTCCGGACGCATGGAATGCTGTCTCCATACCTGCCGCTACAGATTTACCAACTTGGTTTGCACCGGATAAGACTCGTTCTATTGCAGTATCATTATGAAATGCTGATTGTTTCTTATACGGCTCATACAGACCGAAGTTGCTTCTTAATTCATCATCTATTTCTTGAATTAAACGCTTCTTATCGTCTTTTGTTAAAGAGTCTAAGAATTCTTGGCTGAGTGGTTCATCAAACATTCTTTAAACTCCTTTAATACGTTTTGATCTAATCCATAGAAATTGTTTTGAACATTCTCTTGCTTCTTAATATCTGGTTTACTTACTTGTTTATCCTTAGCAAGCATACCGTGCAATAGCTGTGAGCCTTTCATCTTAATTATGTTCTCATCATCCACAGCATCCACAGCATTAGCATAATTAGCGCCTTGCAATATATCATATTCCAGTTTATGTATCATATCAACAAAAGCTTGGTCTTTATCTTTCAGCATCATAACAAATTCACTATAACTTGGATAATCTGCCATACCATACTTGTGTCTATTGCTTAACAATACAGCTAACGGCTTGCGGTGAGTGCATATTTTTTCTTCTAGATTACGGAATACTGACATGTTATCAGCTTCATCTGTGCTCATTATATCGCTCTCAGCTGTAATGGTTAGTTCGTTAGTCATTCATTTTCCCTATAAACTTTTCTATTTTCCCCATGCAGCCTTCACAGACATCTCTATTAGAAACATGCCCAGAAGAGCAAGGGCTATCGGAATACATCTCTGTAGTTTCTATGGTGTTGTACATACCGTCCCAAACTCCATTTTTTATATTCACTGCTTTTTTACCACACAAATCACAAATTACAGTTCCGTTGCTTTCTTCTATTCTCACCTAATCCTCACTCTCTTACGATTAGCCTCTAGCTGGCATTTTTTACACCAAGATGCTGTTTTATAGAAGTCATCCTTTTCTAGTATCTGATTACATTTACTACATTGTTTCATTTCTCTCTGAGTGCCGTCTGGCTGTACAAGTATTACTTTCATACGAACCTTGTCTTTCTGCACTTAGAACAAACCTTAACTTCTTTACTATATATATAGAACTTACCTTCTTGCCATAAGTGTTTGCAGAATAGTCTCCTCATCTTTATTTTGTATTTTTTATTTATCATTTCTCAACCTTATCATTATAAAAAGAGTTTGTCAATCTTTTTATATAAAAAAAGACTACCAACCGATAAAATCTAGCTGATAGCCTTTCCAAAGTGATTTAGAAATTCGCCCGAGCGATTCTTAAATCTTTACTACTTGATAGTAGCAATAGTTGCACCGTTCTCATTAACGATATAAGTTACGCCATCAGGAATAAAGTATTTCTTTTCTTCACACTCTGGGCAGAAATAGCTTAACAGATTATATTCTTCTTGGTGTTCAGATAGAACATATCCTCCATAGACTAATTCTCCGTCTAAGTGCAATTTAGATGTTACATACTCTATAAAAGCCTCATATAGGTCTAGTTCTTGCTTCTTAGCGAACTCTTGAAGTTTGTCAGTGCTTATTTTAAAAGCCTCTGTTTGAACATCTATTGCCTCTTTAATGACAAAGTTTTTTCCTTCTGGTAGTTGATACGATTTTATATATAGCATAGTTGTAGTCCTTTCTTGTTGTTGTTGTGGTCGCAGAAACAGTATAGCCTATAGTAAAGTAAATGTCAACCCCTTATTAAAAAAGACTACCCTTAATTAAAGATAGTCTTCTATTTGCCTTAAGGACTTTCACTTAAATGGTGTCCTAGCAATATAATGCGATAGCTTAAATTTTACCTTTCGTTTTAGTGGGCTGTTATAAGAATTGAACTTATTTCTCCCCGTCCTAGCGGAGCGTTTTAACCATATAAACTAAACATAGACCCATAATATTGAAGAGGCAAGGGACTCAAACCCACTTTTTCCAGACCTCAAACGATGCCCGACCTCTTCTCCTATACTATAAAATATATAAATCGGTTTGTCAAGTTATATTTATTGTTTGTCATAGTTTTATTTGAGAAAAAATGTGGGTTGGGGAGTTATACTATAACGAATTGCTTTACGTTCCGACCCCCACCCCCTCGCCGTATATATACAATTTGCCTCTATATGCCACAAATAACAGCCATTCTCACGCCCTTCATGGATCTATAGCATACAACTGCACCATGCACAATGCATAAGCGCATAAAAAAACCCCCAATTAAGGGGGCTTTAATCATTAAGCGTTATCATTTACATCTTAAAGCTTGGCGTTGCTACTCTCTTTTGTCTTAACACTGGCTTAACACTGACTACTTTTGGTTTGTTCTGTCTTATTGCCTCAGCCTTACGCTCTTGTTTATATCGCTCTTGCTCTCTTTTAACTTGCTCAAGCTTTGGATCTAATGGTGCAATAACTTTATATTCTCTACCTTGAACTAATCTGTGTTTAGGTCTTTTATAATCACCTTTTAATATATCCCAGTAAGTTCGGTTCTTAACCTCTGCTAGTTCGTAACCTCTACCAAATCCAACCTTACTACAAGTATGGTTGTATAACTCATAAGCCTGCTTTGTTGACTCTCTAACATCGCTAGCTAACATTTTAATTACTTTCAACATTATACACCTGCTCTTTCTGCCATTCTTACGGCTATTTTAATTTCTTCTTCACTTAATCCATAAACTTCTTTTAATGTCTTAATTAAATCTTCCATCTTATCCGCCTTTCTTTTGGTTATAATTAATTATACCATGTTTTTAAGCATAAATCAACATAATACTATTAAATTAATAATAATAATC